TCCACTATTCTTTGAAGATAAGCTTCTAGATTTTCTTTAAAATCTAGATACTTATTCATTGTAACTACTGATAGTTTCACTACCTCTTCTGTGAAGACGGCCCTAAATAATTTAGGGACTAGCGTCTCGCACGGGACCGTTAGGTACTCCTCATTAGCAAACCTTACCAAGAGCAATCTCTGCTCTTGGCTAGTAAGCCTCTGAGATACATAACGGAGTGTAGTAACAAATTCAGGTATAACTGACATTAAGTAGGTTTTGGGTAGCCCACTGTGAAGTTTATTCCCCTTTCGGGGTTTCACAGCTTTGGGTCCACTAACTACTTGGTGACCAGTTAATATCCTTATTACAAGTTCACTGAATGTTCCTTTATATAAATAAAGGTTACCTCTGTAAACATAGTCAAAAAGTATCTTAGTAATGATACTAATTGAACCAATGTTATCAGAGATTCCACTCAGTGGAAGCCCTGTAAGTTCATTACTTCCTCGAATTCAACGTTTCGCAAACTCATAAGTGTCTTTCGACACATGAGTTTTTGATTCGGAGATTTCGACCCCTAGTTGAGTCATCACTCATATATACTTAAGGGCGACGGCATTGTCTTTTATTACAATATCGTCACCTAAAAGTATATATTGATTGAAACCAATAGGCTTACCCACTAGGTGGGCAGCATATTGTACAATCAAGTGATGGGTCACGGCTAGAGAGGCTCAGGATGAATATGCACCCATAGGTTGACCTACGGAGTAATAAGCTCCGTAACAACCGTTCCTCTTTACCGGTGTCGCTGCAAGAGTCGTAAATTCGACTGGAGCAAGGCCTAGTAAAGGTTTATAGTATCATCCGCATTTCGCGGTTGGTACTGGGAACGCATATTCTCTCCTTAGTAAGCTTCGTCAGGAATCTGCCAACATTTTATTATCGAACATGTAATTCAATAATTTGTGTTGTAGATCCATCGGAAGTCTATCAGTAGCTGCGCTCAAATCCAAGCTTCAAAAGTGCTCTGAATTATCAAGTCATGAAGCATGCGGTTCCTGAGTGAAAGTCCTATCACATTCAAAATTCCGTAATTTACGGAAGATTGAAAGGTGAATGGGTTTCAGTAAGAATTGTGATACATAGTCAAGAATGGCTATGATACGCATCTTACAATCAGGATCTTTAACAATAGACAACCTACCGATGTGTGCCGTTTGGCTCATATCTTTTGTAGGAAGTTTAAAGTTATAGAAATCCGCATAACGTTTTACTTGAAAGAAAAAGGCATAAAGCCTTTCTCCCACCATAAATCTCAATATCCTCATATACTCCTCACTATATAGCGAAAAGCTATACAGTGCAGTTGTAATTGAGGGTCCAGATGGACCAGATTTTAAACTGATATGGAGATCTTTGGTAGAGTAAGACGGCTTAGACTGATGTAGATCATAGTGGCTAATAAAGTCCTTAATGAAGGTTGCGGGTATTGTATACCCGGTTCCTTTACTAGGTGCTAAAATAGTACTAAGATCTACCGGAATTGCTTCTCCTCCCTTTGGACGTAAAGTCCTAGAGAGGTTAAGTAAGGTTAAAACAAATTTTAACCCACTTAATTTCCTACGATCTACATAAGGTCGAAGGAAAAGAAAGCGAAGAGGGAAGCCACCTACTAATGAAACTCCAACCTTATTAGATAATAATGGTCTTCCGACCATGTATCTAGTAATATGGAGCTTCACTTGCTTCATATACTTAACGGTAAACAAAGTTCCATTGTTTTTCAACAATAGAATAATTGTTTTAACGGTAAGTTTTAAAGCAGATTTATCATCAATGGCAAATAGAGACTTAGATAACTTATATGTAAGTTTAATAAGTCTTAAATTTAACATTGTTTGATAAAGTAGACTACCAACGGTTCGAATCAGGTCCGGCGTTTGCTTGGTGAGGTCTCACATTGGTATTTCTACCAATGTTGACGCTCTCACACCCACTAAGGGGCACCTGTTCATGGAACCAAGGTAGAGGGCAATTAACCTAGAGGTGTGTGACTAAATCACACCCTTTACGGTAAGGTTGCATCCTTTACTTTTGTTCTAACCTCCTAGTCATAGAGGTCACACTAGGGTAGGTCATCTTTTAAGATGACTCCTAGAAAGGGGAAGCCCCGAACTACAGGCTTGTAGGAAA